AGGGATAAATTCATGGCAAAACAAACACTCGGTATAGGTTCCACCGCAAATGACGGAACAGGAACGGTTCTCAGAGATGGTGGAGATTTAATCAATGATAACTTTAATGAGATTTATAGTAAATTAGGTGACGGTAGTTCGTTATATGCTTTAACATTCCCTGATGCCACTGATAATGTAGTTGTTAGAAACGCATCAGAAACTTTAACAAATAAAACTATTGCTATTGCAAATAATACCATATCAGGCACGTCTTTATCAATATCAGGTGATGACTCAACTGCTGTAAATTTAACATTAGGTCAAGATATAAAATTTGAGGGTGGTAGTGGTATCACATCATCTGTAGATATTGCAACAAGAACAATTACTTTCGCAACTGATGGGTCTATCGTAACTGAAACATCAACAGATACTTTGACAAATAAAACACTTGCCGCCGGTGATAATACAATAACAGGATTGACAAATTCAAACTTATCAGGTTCAGCAAGTATATCAAATGCCAATTTAGCAAACTCATCAATTACAATTGGAGATGAATCTTCTACTAGCACAGATATATCGTTGGGTGGTACTCTTGATATTGTCGGTGCAAGTGGTATTACAACTGCAATAACAAACAATAGAATTGATATATCTATCAATAGTGACGTGGTAACATTAACAGGTTCGCAAGGATTATCCAATAAAACAATAGGTATAAGTCAGTTAACAACTAACACAAGAACAGCAACAGGTGATGGTTCGACTACAGCATTTTCTTGTACAAATGGACAAACTGTGCATAACACTTTAGTATTTGAAAATGGTGTGTGTCAACAACCAACAGCAGATTACGGAATTTCAGGAACAACTTTAACATTTGATACCGCACCAGCGAGTGGTGTCAAAATTGTAATTAGAGAATTATAAAAACAGTATAAATAGTATGAAGGATTAGAAATGCCAGCAATTATTACAAACAAATTCAGAATTAATAACTCAGAGCAGTTTTTGGAGAGTTTTACAGAATCAAGTCCAAATATTTATTATTTGGGTATAGGTAAACCTCAAGCACATGCTACTCAAACGAGAGGTGATTCCAGAACAGAAAATTTAGGTACAGAAACATCGCCATTAACTCCTCCTGATAGTGTATCAGAGGAATTTTATGTTTTTGATGATGCTCTTGCCGCCAAAAAAATTACTTCATCTGATATACAACAAGTTATACCTAGAAGAAATTGGACAACTGGTACAGTGTACGATATGTATAGACACGATTATGGTGCATTTATTACAGGAACATCAACTACACTTACTGCTAACAGTGGCGCAAGTAGTCTATTTGATGCAACATTTTTTGTAATGTCTAGTGCATTTAATGTTTACAAGTGTTTAGATAATAATAGTAATGCAAATTCAACAGTTGAACCCACAGGTACATCAACATCTATTTTAACAACTGCTGACGGATATAAGTGGAAATACATGTACACATTGTCCTCATCACAACAAGCAAACTTTTTATCTACAGACTTTATGGGTGTAGCAACAAACTCTACAGTTGCATCCGCCGCCGTAGATGGTGCTATCAATATAGTTAAAATTAAAACTGCTGGTTCAGGTGGTACAAATGGCACACATACAAGTGTACCGATTAGAGGTGATGGTTCATCAGGGACAGTTACAGTTACGATATCTTCAAACGCCATTAGTGCAGTTACAGTTACAAATGTAGGTTCAGGTTATACGTTCGGTTATATTAGAGTGGCAGATATAAACACTGCTGGTGGTGGTTCTCTATCAGGTGCAGAGTTAGATTGCATAATTGAACCAAAAGGTGGACATGGTAAAAATGCTATAGAAGAATTAGGTGGTGTTTTTATAATGCTAAATGCAACATTTACAGGTGCAGAGGCGGCAAACTCAGGTGACTTTACAGTATCAAACGATTTTAGAAAACTATTCTTATTAAGAGACCCAAACTCAGGTGGTTCCGCCGCAAGTGCTACAACACTTAGAGGAACTAAAGCAATTCGATTTAAATCTTCACCAACTCCAGGTGCTTTTGTTGTTGATGAAGAAATAAATCAAACATCAACAGGCGCAGTTGGTAAAATAGTTGAGTATGATTCAACAAACAGAATTTTATATTACATACAAACAAGATTTAATGATGAAGGTCTAGATGCTAATGGAAACTTAACAGCATTTAGTGGTGAAAATGTTGTAACAGGTCAAACTTCGTCAGCAACAGGAACACCGGATCCCGATTCAGACAGTGCAGTAAACAATGTTTCATTTACTAACGGATATGCACCGTCAGAAATAGATGCAGATTCAGGCGATATCATATACTTAGAAAGTAGAACACCAATATCAAGAGCAAGTGACCAGACTGAAAATGTTAAATTAATAGTTGAATTTTAAGGAGTATAGATGCCAGCATCAACCGATTTTAATGTATCGCCCTATTATGACGATTTCTCGGAAGATAAAAATTTTCATAGAATTTTATTTCGTCCTGCGTTCGCTGTTCAAGGTAGAGAATTAACACAATCACAATCAATATTACAAAACCAAATCGAGAGATTTGGCGACCATATGTTCAAACAAGGTTCAATGATAATACCTGGACAAATATCAATTGATACCGATTTTCATTCTATAAAATTAACCTCAAAGACAGCAACAAGTTTAAGCACATATTTAAATACAACACTTACAGGTGGTTCATCAGGTGTTGTAGGATTTGTTACTAAAGTAGATGTAACAGATGGAACTGACCCAGACACATTATATGTTCGATACACAAAAACTGGTACAAACAATGCTAAAACAGTTTTTGATGCAGGTGAAACTTTAACATCAAGTGCTGATGGAAGTCCTACAGTTGTCGTAGCAACTGCACACATAGGTTCGGCAGTTCAAGTACAAGCAGGTGTTTATTACTATGATGGTTTCTTTATCAGAAACTCACAAGAAACATTGGTATTAGATAAGTACACGAATACATCAAGTTACAGAATAGGTTTTACGATAACAGAAAGTTTTGTCACACCAAGTGATGATAGTTCATTAAATGATAATGCAACTGGTTCATCTAACGAATCAGCACCAGGTGCCCACAGATTTAAAGTATCTTTAGCACTTGCTAAAAAAACTTTAGCATCAACTGAAGATTCAAATTTCTTTGAGATAGCAAGAGTTGATGAAGGTAATGTTAAAAAATTGGTTAGAAATACACAATATTCTGTTCTAGAAGAAAATTTAGCAAGAAGAACATTTGATGAATCAGGACATTATACAGTTCAACCATTAAAAACAGAAATAAGAGAGCATTTAAAAAGTGGTACCAACAGAGGTATTTTTACGTCAGGTAATGGTGGTGATAGTGCAAAAATAGTGATAGGTTTTGACCCTTTCAAAGCATATGTTTCGGGTTATGAGATAGATAGAATTGCTACGACATTTGTAGCAGTGGATAAAGCAAGAGATTTTGAAACAGAAAACAATCACAAAACAAGATACGACATAAAGAATTTTATTAATGTAAATAATGTTTATGGTCAACCTGATATTACATTTGTATCTGGTGATGTTGAAGCATTTAAAACATTAACTCTTTTTGATACAAAAACAAGTGCAAGAGGAACACTTCAAGCATCTGTAGGTGTCACTGTTCCTGAAATAGGCAGAGCAAAAACTAGAGGTTTTGAATATATCGCAGGTACAGAAACTAATGATATCTACGCAGGAACATCAGCAACTATTTTCAGACACTATCTTTTTGATATTGAAATGTTCACTAGAATTAGTATACCTACTTCAGTATCATTTACAACAGGTGAAATATTAAGTGGTGCATCAAATGGTGGAACAGGTGTTGTTCAAGCAGTAACAGAAACTAAAAGTACAGCAGTTACATCAATAACTGCATCAGGTACAGATATTGAAGGTGCATTTTCGGCGGCGGTTGTAACACTAAATGCACATGGATTTACAGATGGTCAACAAATTACCTTATCAGGTGGAAATTATCAAGTAGATAGTACCACCGTTTCTTCTGATACAATTTACACCGTAAAAAATACAACAACAAATACTTTTGAATTACATGATGCAAGTGGAACAGGTTTTCCTAATGTAACTACATTCACAACTGGTCCAACTGCTAAACACACAGTTGTTGTACTGAGTGATGTTCAAGGATTTTTTGAAGCAGGTGAAATTATTAATGGTGCTACTTCAAATGTAACAGGTACAATTCAAACTGATAGATTTGGATACAAAGGTGTTAGAATAGCAGATACTTCAGAAGTAAAACAAATCGGAATGTCAGGTTCACCAAACTATACTGCTGATACAGATTTAACATCTACATATGGCGATAATTTTACTTTGACCGGAAATATAACAGTAGCAAATAGTGGTTCTACAGTAACAGGTTCTGGTACAAATTTTAATACAGAGTTAAAAATTGGAGACCAAATTACATTTACAAACAATGCAGGTACTTCAATAACTCGTTTAATTAAATATATTGATTCTGCAACTTCACTTACATTAACGGTTGCTGTCGGTAGTTCTGATGTATCAACTGCTAAAGTCGTTACAAGACAAAGAGGTAAATTACAAAATCCTGAAAATAATACTAATATTTTTAAATTACCTTATGAAACAATTAAAACATTAAAGACAACTGCAAATGGTTTAGTTACAGATACAAATTTCAATGTAAGAAGAAATTTTACAGGTACTTTATCATCAAACGGTGATATATCTATTACCACAGGAACAAACGAAACTTTTGCATCATTAAATAATGATGATTTCTCAGTAACAATAATGTCAACTGGTTCTGGTGGAACAGGTGCTGTTGGTGATGTTTTAAATTTATCAGGTAATAATCACGAAGGTGATGCAATATTTGCCCTTTCAGGTTCACCAACGGGTAGAACATTAACACTTGACTTTGGTGCAAACTTTAACGGTCATAAGGTAAAAATACTTTCAACAGTTACAAGAAGTGTAGCACCTTCTAAATCAAAAACATTAAATGAAGATGAAACACTTGCAGTTTCAACACAAGCAACAATTGAGAGTGGTGTAGTTGGTTTGGGTAAAGCAGATATTAAAGTTTTAAATAAAGTTTATATGGCGCCAGATTTTAGTACCACCGCTACTACAAGTCATACAGACATAACAGATAGATTTGATTTAGATAATGGTCAAAGAGATAACTACTATGATATTGGTAGAATTAAATTAAAACCTGGTAAGTTAGTACCATCAGGAAGATTACTAATTGATTTTGATTTCTTCTCACATGGTACAGGTGATTACTTTGACGTTGACAGTTATTCAGGTATTGTAGACTATGAAAATATATCTTCATATACATCAGATACAACAGGTGAAATTTTTGAGTTAAGAGATTGTTTAGATTTTAGACCTAGAGTTGATGATGCGTCTACAATAGGTTCAGGAAATTCTGATAGAAGTTATGATGGCACAGGCGCATCTGATTGTGACGTTGTTGAGTTTAATAATGATATAACTGCTGACTTTGAATTTTATCTTAAAAGAATAGATAAAATTTTCTTAACAAGAAATGGTGAATTTAGAGTTTCAAAAGGTGCACCTGCAATAATACCAGAAGCACCATCAAATTTAGAGGGTCATTTGTATACTGCACTTGTAAATGTTCCTTCGTACACATTATCTACATCCGATGTCGAAGTTGATTTACAAGATACAAAAAGATATACTATGAGAGATATTGGAGAATTAGAAAAAAGAATATCAAATACAGAATACTATACACAACTTTCTATGTTAGAAATAGATTCAAAGTCATTACAAATACAAGATTCTGATGGATTTGATAGATTTAAAAATGGATTTGTCGTAGATAACTTTTCTGGTCATAATATTGGTGATGTATCTAATAATGATTACAAGTTTGCAGTAGATAGAACAACTGGTGAAGGAAGAGGTTTATATTTTTCTGATGCTGTTGATTTAGAAGAAGTTGACCAAGACGGTACAGCAATCATTGAAGCAGATAGAACAGATGCAGGTTATCAAAAAACTGGTGATTTAATAACATTACCTTATACAGAAGAAACGGTTATTGATGTTCCTTATGCAACTGCTACAGAAAATTTAAATCCATATGCAGTTTTTAATTGGATAGGTAAAATAGATTTAGACCCACCTGTAGACATGTGGAAAGATGTTGTAAGAGTACCTGACTTAACTATTAATGTTAGAGGTGCTTTTGACAATTTAGTAGACGAGTTAGGATTAACAAATCCTAATATTACAGAAATACCTATGGGTACAGAATGGAATGAATGGCAAACACAATGGACAGGAACTTCTGGGAATGTTAGAAGAACTGGTCAGACAAGAAGTGGTATTCGTTCAACAGCAATTCCATTAACAGTAACTGAAAATTTAGGTGATAGAGTTGTTGGTGTTAACTTTATTCCTTTTATAAGAGCAAGAGATATATCGTTTACTGCAAGAGGTATGCGACCAAACACAAGAGTATATGCTTTCTTTGATAATGAAGATATCAATACCTATGTCACACCCACAGGTGGTTC